GCAAGGTAACGGTTTATATCTGGGTAGTAATCCACGTCAGTAAATATAAGTACGTGGTTTTCCTTAATGGCGTCGTCACGAAAAGGTAACTTAAGGTCCTTAACGTCGTAAAAGTAACGGCTGCCAGAATGACAAGTGTCATTCCGGCCGTGTGATATATTATAGGGCTGCATTCCCTGATGTAGGACGAGCTGATTAAGCGCGTGGTTAACGCTAGTTCGCATCGCAGCGCCATCAGGGTGTGTGTGGCCCTCAGTAATCGGGAAGGTTGGTGCTTCCCGGATCTGATTTTTCTCGATCTGGGGCCAGGAATGATTGTTGCGGAACATTTCTTCGCAAGTCAGTTTTAGTGGTGCGTCTAAACCGGAAATGGCTATTGTTCTCTGAGCCCATGCGGTTAATATAGGTGTATGGAAATCAGTGACGAGGCAGCCAATTGCTTTGTTGTAGGCTGCTTGTGCCCTCGTCACTTCCTTGTTGGATGATAGATGAATCTTTGACAGCCATCGTCTGGGGTCCCAGTAAGAACATGGTGTTGTTAGTGGGTCGACAAACAGGCGGCCGAGGTACGGGAGTTGTGCGTTCTTGGGCACTGTAGCCAGTTCGATAGTCAAACCTAGCTCTCGCGATACCTGGGCGATAGACTCTTTAAGCCCATGAATGTTGCGATTGACTCCATCATCGCCACAGTACAGGCCTAAATTTTCCCAAGCTGTTTCAATCCGATAGTTCTTATTTCGGAGTGCAGCATAGCATACAAACGCGTTGATCAATGTATTTGCGTCAGTAGTGATTGGTGATCCTGATCTAGTACCCCAACCAGGTTCATATCTGAGACCTGTCGAGGTATGAGCTTTATCTTTAAAGACCAAACGATAATATTTTGTTATCTCAGCGTGATGTTGAAAATAGCGGAGATAACACGTTCTAGCAATTTTCTGTTGCAAGAATTTACTGATGGACCCGTCAAACCGTGAGTAATCTGAGACTATCGCGCCGTTGCTAGCTATTTGTTGCAACTTGGCTACTGTCTCCTCAGGGTTGAGACACGGACCGTACCATGGCACTGTTTTCAACACGTTCTGTTTAAAACTATACGTGAAGGTGCTCA